CTCCGTGTGTTTCGGAATCTTTTGGTGTAGGTTCTGCCGCTTGTTTCAAAGCCTTTTCCATTGAAGGTTCGGGGTCCTCTACATAAGCAACGCTCATACACTCTCCGTGATTAGCACATTTTTCTTGTGTCATACAAGAAGAACAAACATCGTATGCTGCTTCTGCCTTTTTCTTAATAGGAATACAATTAGGTACTTTTCTACCATTTTTCATTTTCATACCGTATTGTTCATATCCCGCAGTACAAGGGTCATCAGCATCTTTAGCCTCAACCTCTTCATCATTACATCCACACCCACATGGTGTTCCATCTTCTGCTTCTACTTTTGTTCCGCCTCGCCATTGTCTACAAGACCAATACCTAGCCTTCCATTTTGGGCCGGGTGTTTTACAGTTATGTCTAGCACGAAATGATTTTCTTCTAGCGGGGTCATCTCTTTTGATTTCCATGTTAGGGTCGCCAAATCGTACAATAACTACTGTGCCGCTACCATTTTTAGTATATACCGCAAACTTTTTAGGCCCACCCTTTGTTCTAAAGGGTTTATTGAGACTTACAGTACGACCTTGATACTCGGCTGCTGAAACATCTTCTTCATCCCATTCTTCGTATGCTACTACTTCGCCACTACAACCGCATCCGCACGACATGGTTTTTCAATTTAGGGTTTGTCTTATTAATCTATTCTAGTATGCCGGATTGTTTTAGACTTTCTATCAAATCTTTATAGATTGAGTAATCAGATAAAGTACATATTGGTTCTATATGTGTATCACCTATACTATAATTAGCGTATGATTTAGGGCTTACATATACCTTAAAGTCCTCACTAACATAAGTGTAGTTATCTTCTACTCTTACAATAATATAGAATGGTTCTTTTTCCACTATTTCTCCGGTAATACTACTACAAGAAATCATATTCGGGTCATAAAAAGGACTTGTTTCAAACGCAGGTGTAGCAAAAGGCACAAGAAAAACAGACATCATACATATAGCAATAAACTTCTCTATAACTTCGTCTTTATCCATTAGCCCCACTTTTCCGTATCAAGGGCCATAGCAGCGATAACGATAAATAATAGGATGCAACAAACTTCGTTGAGTGTCATAACACTAGGTTATCCTAGTGTTTTATGATTATTTACTTTTTGCCGCCTTTAGTAATTTGAAATGCTTCCATATCCAAAGTGTGTTTTTGTTGCATGGCTTCCATATCCAAATCGTGTTGTAGTTTTAATTCTTCTAGTTTACGAGTGTGGTTTTTAGATGCGTTAGTAGATTCTACGTCAGCGTTTAGTCTGTCGGGTAATACTGCAATTTTAGCACTTTCTTTACCTTTAAATAAATCTAGTACACTTGTTATAATAAGAAGTGCAGGACCACCTAATAGACCAATAACTGTAAGTTGTGAATCCGATATATCACGTTGTTCTACAACGCTGTAATAAGAAGCAGCCGCAGCGATTATAACCCACGCCATAACAACACCCATACCAAAAGTTAGCATAAGTGTTTCGTTGGGATTTGTCATTTTTGGGCTACTCATGTCTTTTCGTTGTTCGGGGTGTCTTTTAAGTATTATTGCTGCAACAGCACCCAAAGCCGCTAAAACAAGGCTATACACCGCAAATTGTAATTCCGGTATCATATATCTTCCTCGCTAGGTGCGCTTTCTTGTTCATTTTCTCTAGGTAAACTTCCTACATTTGCAGGTTGTTCGACCTCTTTTCTTTCATCACCTTCTTTGCCTATTTCCGGTAAGTTTAGAATATCAAGGGATTGATTGAGCGTAAGTAGGCCACCATCGTAACCCATCGTAACTCTTTGCATAACATTTAGTGGAGACTCCATATCCATAGCGTCAAACTTAATAGTAGGTAAATCTTGTCGTCTATATGTTATGCCTAATAGGTCTAAGTGCATCATAAATAATTGCATGGCAGACTCCGCTAGTATTTTGTGCATACGGCTTATTGCTTGTACGGCCCAAAGGTTAGCATTGAATGTTGCTGCGAATGTAGAGCCACGTTCTTGACCTGCTGCTACTCTTGGTACTTGTAGAACGGCTGCAATATCGGCATTTATACTATCTAGGAAATCTGCACTATTAGGCATTGTATTACCTAAATCTACGTGGTGTAGATTAACGTAATGCGGTAATACAGGTATTTGGTCGCCCCTTAAACCGGAGAATAAACTAATTACCTCATCCATAATAAATGATAACCTTTGTGATTGTTCAACAGGGTCTTGTATGTGTTCAATAGCAGATTTGTCTATCGCATCTTCTAAAGATATACGATTATTCATACTGTTGTATTTCATGCGTATTGCTTGCTTTAGTGCCGAGAAACGTGATGCGCCCCATATACCATAAGTCTTTCTACCTTTGTTATCTGTAAACCAATTAGAACGGAAATCAACCTTTATGTGTAGTATTTCTTTTGCGGAAATAGCAACTTCGTAAGGTGATGTTTCCCGCATAATATATGTTCTTGGGTTAATTATAGGGTTATCTTCGTCAGCAACGAAGTAAGAACCTACACCGCCTCTTTCATCAACAATAGTTATTTGTTTGATAGGAAGGCTTTGTAGACCTGTGACCCCTATACCTTGTTTACCTACTATTTTGTTAATGTCATTACCGTAAACCATCATATTACGCATAGAGTTAATCATAATGTCGTCAAAGTCAAGAGTATCTTCTACAAGTGTTTGTATGGCGGTTCTTATCTGTGCATTTTTACCTTTAGAATAATTTATTTCGTAATTATTAGCCGTAAGTGATACAGCACGAACCGCACCGTTCAATTCCGGGTCTAACTTCAACATAAGGTCATACAAATCAAACTCATTGTCAAACTTACTGTCTTGTCTTAGTTTTTCTGTATCTCTAACAATATCCGGTATTCCTGCAATTGCTGAAAACTTTTCGTTAGTAGATAACGCTATTCTCTTCGGTTCTACGGGTTTTTCTACACTTCCGGTTAATCTTTGCCACAAACTTCGCTCGGCCATATAATTACGAGGTTTCGGTCGTTTTATAACACTTTTTGATGTTTTTCTTAATTTTTTTTATTTTTTCGATATATTACAAAATTAATAAAACGCTGTACTGCGCTAATTCTTTCTATTTATTTTATTTCTTCTATAGTATGGATGAAGTTAATAACTAAAAGAGTAATAGATAGACAGGGCCGCCGCCTACCCATACTAAAGAAAAAATAAATTAATTCACACATAGGCTTTTGGTAAAGCGTTTTTTTAATTTTGTTAAGTGTAGAATCAATAAAAATAAATAAGTATTATAAGACGATATGAGCAGGACAGTACAATGGGAAGGTATCAAGGGGGCTACGACCTCATAGAAAAATACGCCAATGATAGGACTTTTAGGAATAATTCTGATTTTGCTCGGTTTTTGCACGAAGTTGAGCCACAATGCTCGATAAACAGTTGGAGATGTAGAATACAACGGTGGGTAAAGCAAGGAAATGACTTTAGGGACACTACTACTACAGAATTATCTGTAAATAAGATAAGAGTTTACTACGATAAAGCAAATGACACTTATTTAACGGTGCTAGATGCTCTAGGTGGTGAAATGGTTGCTATTGATGGTGACAAACACAGAAATATGAAAAAAGATTATTCAGATGACGGTAATGGTTTGTCTGCAACAGATTTGGCTAGAAAATACGGAATACCTACGGGTTGGATTAAAGAATACATAAGAGTCAATGAATGGAATCACGGTATGGACATTTTTACCGATGAAGAAGTTATGACAAAGACTACTGATGATTTAGTAAATGAAACTCTTGCTGTTAGACGTATGCAAGTAGCAGAAAAAGTAGAAAGTAAGCGTTGGGCTGAAATAGAAAAAGATGCTAACGCATATAGGGCTTTTAGTGATACAATTCTTAATGAGTTTCTTACTTTAATCCCAAAAGTAAAAACAAGTACGAAAAACAGAATCAAGATGACGGAAAACGGTAATTATGCTGTAGTCATTTCTCCTACTGACTTACATTATGGTAAATATGGTTGGAAAGATGAGGTTGGCGAAGAATATGACCTTGACGAAGCACGTTCAAGACTTATTGACCGCACAAACAATTTAATTTCAAGATTACCTAGTAGACCCGACAAAGTTATTGTAACTGCGGGTTCTGATTGGTTTCATGTTGATAACGATGCAGGTACTACTACAAAAGGAACGGCACAAGATATGGCGGCTACACCTGCACAAATACTTATGGGTGGTTGTGAGTTAGCAAGAGAGCATATAGAAATGCTTCGTGCTGTTTCTCCTGTACAAGTAGTATTTATGTGTGGTAATCACGATAGACACAGTAATTTTGCTTTGATGATGTATTTATCTGCACTTTATGAAAATGCAGACGATGTAGAAGTAATTGTTAGTCCTTACCCTCGACAGTATATAGAATACGGAAACTCTTTACTAGGTTTTACTCACGGTGATGGAGTTAGGGGTAATGACTTACCTGCACTTATGGCTACAGAAGAAAGACAGGCTTGGGGAGAAAGAGAACACCATTATTGGTTTCACGGACACCTACACCACATGAGATTAACAGAAAAGGCAGGATGTACGGTAATTCAATTACCTAGTCTAGCCGGACACGATAGATACCACGCTAGAAAAGGATATGTACTTGCTAGAGCAGGTATTTGCGCCCATATTGTAGATAAGGAATTA